CACATAAGTGTTCCAAAATTCAAGAAATTTTTCTATTAATTCTGACATTCCATTTTTTACATTTTCGATAAACGGATGAATATGTTCATCGTACAATTCTGTGATTTTATCGGTCACATGCTGCACGCCGTCTGATATAGTCGTTGTCAAATCCGCAATCACACCAAGAAGTCCATCCAAAGCATCTTTTAAAGCATCCTGATTTTCTACAAAAGGTGTCACGATGCAATCGATAATATCTTTTCCAAATTTTGCCGCATTCTCCGTAACCATCATGAACGCATCCGCAAAAATCTGAATCAGGTTTGCTGTGATCTGCTGTCCATTTTCATCTCCGAAAGCAGAAAATACATTTGCAAATGCTTCCATACCTTCTGTTGCAAGTGCTGCTATATCTGCCGACACATCAAACATTTTTTGAATATACCCTTTGATATCCCAGGAATTATTTTCAAGAAAAATCGCCATTCCACCAACAAAGTTTTCTGCGATCGTTGCTCCAATGCTGGTCACAGATGCCGCCATGCTTCCAAGAGAATATGCTACGGTCTTCACAAAATTATCGACTGATGCAAGTACAAATGGATCGGTAAAAATATCAGCCAGTGTATTTTTTATGCTTTCTGCGCTTTTCCTGATATTCTCAAACTGTGAGGAAACATCTAATTCATTCCATGATGACTGAAAACCTTTTAAAAAATTATCTTTCAGCTTATTGATATAATCGAAAAATTTCTGATATTTATTCTGGATCTGATCAATGGCACTTGTTTGTGCAGATGGATCTACTGGCTGAATCTGCATCCCGGAACCGCCACCAGAACTGCCACCAGAACCTGAGCTACTTCCACTTGATGTATCTTTCTGTAAAACATTCAGATCGTCAAACGGTGCAAGTGCTCCTTTTGCCGCTTTTGCCGCCTTTTTTGTTGCATCCGTATAATCGCCCATTGAATCCGCCGCATCTGCGTAGCCTCCGGCTACATCTTCTGCTGCTGCCGCTGTTGCACTCATCTGCTGCATCTGTATCCCAAATATATTTGACAGAATACTGCTGATCGTATTTGCTACACTGATGAGTGCTGAAACGATCATATTCAGTCCCTTTACTACCGGAGTCAGCACTGTAATAAGCCCATTACCGATGATCGTTAGAAACTCTTTCCACTGTTCCGACAGGATCCTTGTCTGATTCGCCCATGAATCCTGAGTATCAATAAAATCATCGCCAATATAAGACAACTGGTTCATAACATACTGATAACGAAGCATGACTTTTTCTGACTGTGACATTGCAGAATATGCCTTTGTGATTCCCTGTTCCATCGCAAACTGTTTAAGGTTAACTTCAGTCATAACAACACCATACTGCTTAAGTGTTTCTGTCTCTCCGGTGTAAATTGATTTTAATGCAATGCTCGCCAGATCCTGTGATACATTGAAAAAAGATGACATATTTGCGGTAAGCTTTGTCAATGACAAAGCCATGTTCTTAGCATCTTCCGAATTTTCAATCATTGATTTTCCCATGCTCATGAATGTAGATCCTGTCTGGTATGCCATCAGCCGGCTCATACCAAGGTTTTTAATAGATGAATCTGCCAATGCATCCATTTCACTGCGCATATTGCCAAATGCTTTATTTACAACGTTATCTACCTCTGCCAGATCAGAAGCCAGTCCAATCGCTTCTTTTCCAAATTTGATGAGCGAAGCTGTAGAAAGGGCAATTCCTAACATTTTTGTGATTCCACCGAGACTTCCCATCATGGATTTTATTCCGCTGTTGAATCCATCTGTATTAAGTTTTGTATTAATTCTTATGGATCCGTCATACTGTGCGATCGTTCTCACCTCTTCCTAAATTCTTCAATGATTTTTGCTTCATCCATTTTTTTTGCCTTTATTTCTGCCATCATGCAATCATAATCATCAATTGCTTTTTCCTGTTCTTTCGTGTATTCCTGGGGTTTACTCTTTCCAAGTCCATAAATTGACTTTCCTCTGCTGATTGCTTCTATTTCTTCTTTGATTGCCTTCTTCCGGGGTTTCTGCCTTCTTATACGAATAACATTCATGAATGAGGATTGTCCATCCGGCATATTCCATAGCATCCACTGAAATTCCCACCAATGCATATCTGCTTCGTTTAAATTAACTCCGTAAACATGACGGAAATCAGCGTAGATTCTTCCCTGATCTACAAAATAATCCATGACTTTTTCATGATGTTCTTTCTGTGGGCTTGGGTTATCATGATGCCATCCACTCATAAACCATTCCAGACATTCCGAAAAGTCATCCGGATTCTGTGGAAACTCCCTGATACTTCCATCATCATTTCCGAAAAGAAGGATGATCATATAGTACTGTCTTTCTCTCTCTGTCACTTCATCATCCTCGAATAACAACGAAAGCTGAATACCTATACGGAAAGATGTATTAACCACATATTCAATTCCGTTTTTCTCCCACACAAATGGGAGCGGCTCATATAAAACATTACTCATCAGCGATTGCCTTTTTTAGCTGGCGAATACTTCTGCTGCTTCTTAAAAATTGTTTCCACAATTGGCATAATCTGTTCATAGAAATTCTGGATCAGGGATACATCTGGTACGAAATTTGGATTCAGCTTGTAGTTTTCTTTGAATACATCATGAAACAGACCTTTGCCGAATAATTTTTCTGTCTCCTCAATCATCTGTTTTACTGCATATTCATTTACGTCAAGAATCTTTTTTGCATCTTCCAGAGTTATCCTGTCTCCGTCATCAATACCTAAATCCTCAAGCCTTTTTTCACAGGCTTCTTTGATCTTATTTCCGTTTTCGTACAATTCAATAAAACGATTCATTAAATGAGTGTCATTCGTGTCGATTGCCAGTTCTGCTACCCTCTCGTTTTCCTCGTTTACGATTTCATATTTTTTTATTCCCGTATTAAGTTTAATCACTTCACTCATCATTAACATCCTTTCCTAATGTGGGACACCAAGGAAAGGCAGGCATCCCACATATGCTAATTTTTAATTAACACCTATGAAACTGGGTAATCTTCATCCAAAGCCAAAGCACTTACTTTAGGTGCCCATGTGAACGATCCATCACCAGCAATAGTGATTGTTCCAAGTTCTACATCTCCATTTCCATTAATCTGGACTGTAGACTTTAAAATATCACCACCTGCTCCACCAGTGCTTGATGCACATACAGTTACTGGGACACGGATACAATCTCCGGATCCGCTTGTAATATCAGCTTTAAAGAAGCGATAATAATATGTCTCGCACTGATCTCCTGTTGGAAGTTTTTTAAAAACATCATTAAACACTGTCTGCATTTCATCTGACAAATGTTCTCTTTCTGGAGACATTGAAAATGCATACCCTTTTACAGAGTTGCTTGCATTTTTCATGTTTACGTACTGTGTGCTTTCTGTGTTAGGTCCCCAGTCTTCAGAAAGCTCTGTGAAACCATCACCCATTTCAGCAAGCTTTTCACTTTTTCCACCCATAAGGCTTCCAATATCCAAAAGTGAGACCATGTTAGTTCTGTCTTTTGCCATGAGTATTCCTCCTATTTTTTATAAAAATATTTAAGCTGCATATTAATTGCTAATTCTGTTGTTTTTCCATCTGCTGTACCGCAAAATACATCCGATGTGCGGTTGATTTGTTCTACAACAAAATTTTTATCCTTTAATGTAAATTCTCCACTTTCAAGGAACTTTGCAATATTTTCAAGCAGATTGCTTGCTGCAATATTATCCTTGTTTGTTGTTGGATTGCTTTTGTATACGATCTGGAACGTCATTTGTCCGACATAAGAACCGCTGACATATTTTTTCAAATAAACAGGATCCTGCGCCGGAAAAACTCCAATAGACTGAGTATCTTTTATGCTGTTCCATAAGATTGTTGAATTTGATGGTTTGAAACCGGGCGGAAAATTTGGATAACTATTTATCATATCAAGAATAGCTCTTTGCGCCGTCTCTGCATCTGATACAAGCATTATTTTTGGCTTTTCATCCAAATCATTTACCTCCAATCTCAAACCTTGGTATAAGGCTGTAAACACCGATAGTATTCACTTTGTAGCAATTTCCTTTTTCATTTACCATGTACTGGAAGAATTTACCCGGATAATCGTCTGAATTAATTAATCCAACCGGCAATTCTCTATCAATGAGAAGTTCATCTTTTTTTGCAATCACTACGAAGTCAAAATCATTACTTCTTAAAGTGAAATGCTTTAGCTTTTCTTCTTCGCTCATGTTCTCCCAGTCTGGTGGATTAGCATAATTCAATGTGCCATCATTCGGGATTTTTACAAGAAAACTATCTGCATCTTTCATTCCAGATTTGCTTATGTTCTCTGCCTGTGTAAGCTCGATTCTTACATTTTCAAATAGAGTACCGAAATAATATTCAGTTTCTAAAGTGTCGTTGTAATGCCTGTTATATAAAACCACGGCATCTTTATATCCGATTCCCATAAGCTAAACTCCCATGTACAAAAGGTTTTCATGCCTTGTATCAACCATTCCGGTTAGGTAATTTGATGCAATATCATAGCACTTTCTATTAAGTTCCATTTCTGATTTTGCAAGCTCTACAAATGTAGAAGAAGATGCTCCGGCATCATAAGATACTGATTCACTTCCAGAAGTCATGCTCTTAATCATTTTCCCTTTTACAGTTCCGTCCGTATTTGCAATAACACCAAAGTTATTAACTGCCGCAGAGTACTCAGATACATTCTTTAGCAATTCAGCTATTTCGCAGGTGCAATCTTTGATATTATCCCACCATGCTTCTTCTGATTCTGGCTGAGAATAAAACAAAATCCTGTTTGATGTGATCGCATTGATTCTTCTTTCCGCTTTTCTTTCATATGGAGCAAAGTCTTTTTCGTTTTTGAACAAACTTCCACCATATTTAGTTTGGTAATATTCAAAATCTACATATGACATTGCTCCACACTCCTTATTGCTGTGATAAGATTTCGCTGATAATATCAGCTTTCTTTGTTGCGGTCAGTGAATACCCTTTACTCTCTGCCAGTGCCTTAATTTCTGCAACTGTAAGAGAGTTTAAGTATTCTTCCGTGAGTTTCCCACTAGCATTTACCGCCTGTGTAGTGGGATCTATTCCCCCGGTGTGATAGAAACATTAGCCACTGCATCAATGTACTCTGCAAAAAGTACAAATCCTAACAGTGCATAAGTTACGCTGGTTGCACGATCGTAATCGCCTTTTACCTTAAATCCGATAAGATTTGTTTCTCCGCTGACAGTGTAAGAAAGACCGGCTTTCTCAAAATCTCCGTCAGATGGATCTACATAATAAGCAACGATGTTGTTCACAGGTGTTGCCAGAACTTTTCCTGCTGGGATTTCGTTGTCAGAGCAAAGGATCATAATGTCTGCTCCGAGGAATCCCTTGATATAGGTAAGTCCAAAGGCTGTCTGCAAAGTAATGTTTGAATCTCCAAGATAATTATAGAAATCCATGATATTTGCAAACACTGCAACTCCTGTAGCAGTTTTGTGCATTGACTTGAACTTATTTTTGACAGATCCAATAGATTTAGCTACCGCCATCTGGAATGTTTTTGCAGTGTTTGCAAGTGTACCAGTTTTCAGATAGTTGTAGAATTTTGTTGTAATTCCATCCTGCAGGTCTGTCTGGAACTCTTCATCTGTCATTTCACAAGCCACTTCATATCCATGATCCTTGATAGCTTCGATAGAAACTTCTTTTGCATATTTTTCAAGAGTAATCTCTGAATAAGGTTTTTCTTTTACATCGTAATGTGTTCTTGGAATCACATCACCTTCTGCTACCGTTCCGCTCTCTAACGTTCCTTCTGCATATTTGCTTTTAAGAACAGTTCCCGGCTGTTTTCTAATTGCTCTTGAAATTCCAAGAATTTCTCTTAAAGCTTCCCAGTTTCTTTCAAAAGATGTAACAAAATCAATTTCCCTTGCCGTTACATCAATGTCTCCTGTTGTAATCAGTCCTGCGTTTGCTGCAAAGAACTGCAAATTTGTGTTCATCGTTATTCTGTTTTTGTTCATATAAAACTCCTTTACTGTTGGAATAAAGAAATGTTTTCGGCAATTGCTTTCTGACGTTCTGATCTATCTTTGATAGATAAAATGCTCTCTCTTGTTGTAGGCTTATCACCACCGGGATCATTTTCATTCGGCTTTGTAAAACGCGCCGGCGGAGTCTGTTTATTTACAAATGCATTTGCATCTGTCTTTTTAGCTTCCTCAATAAGATCACTGAACCCTATCAGTTTTCCGTTTCTCACGCTTACGCTTTCGGAAATGTCTTTCATAATGGCTTTCTTTGCAGATTCAGAAGTAAACTCGATTTCCGCAAATGCTTCTTTCAAAAGTTCATCCTTCTCATGCTCTGCGATTTTGGCTTCGTAATCTTTTTTGGAATCCTCTGCCTGTCTCTTCCAGTCATCACGCTCTTTTAAAATGTCTTCCGGGCTTTTTCCATCCAACCCTTCGAGCATTTTCTCTGCTGATTCTGCCCGGGTTTTCCACTGTTCGGATTCTGATGAAGCCTTATTAACCTTGTCTTCCATTTCTTTCTTGGAATACAGCTCTTCACCCATACTCTTTTTAAGAGACTCTTTCTGTTCGTCTGAAACTTCAATTCCGAGTTTCTTTAATTCGTTTGCTACGTTTACCATGTTTCTACCTCTTTCTTTCCAAGTTGTTACTCCGGTCAGTCCGGCACGAATGAGTTGCTATTTGCTCCATAGCTGGCAATTGGGAATGAAGGAATCGAACCCTCGACAACCCGGATATAAGCCGTGTCTTCTTCCACTGAATTAATTCCCAAAAATAAAAAAGCACGCCCAAAATAGGACGTGCCATGCATCATCCCATAACTTTTCTAGGTTAGCGAACAAAATCCCTTTTTTTGTCCGGTACTTTTAATATTCTTTTCAATATATATTTTAACCTACTTTAAACAACTTTTTGTACCATTTTAAAAAGGGCGGATTGCTCCACCCCTTTTTTCTATTTTCCACCGAAATACCTTTTAAGTACTTCTTTTTCTTCTTCCACAATGCAATCCTTTCTTAATCTGTTGCACTGGTCGTATATATACTTTCCGTACTCTTCTAATTTGGCTATCATTGCATTTTTATTTTCCAATGTAGGATTTTTAATGTATTCTTTTTTAAGCCCTATATAGTCCTCATACTGCTTTATAACGTCCATTTTCAATTACCCCATTCAAAATATCATCTGCTATGCCAACGACTTCTTTTCCATAAAGAGACAGAAAATCCGCTACGATTTCCTCTACATCTATTGGAATGTGGCAGTCATATGAAAATGAAGCGCAGTGTACCAACTCATGAGATAGAACTTTCTCTAACAGGCTTCCGCTTAATGCATTTGACAAATAAACCGTTCGTTTGCTCCAATCTGTAACACCAAGTGTAATTGTTCCGTCTGAACGCATCAAGCATTCACTATTAGGATTTACATATAAAATATTCCATTCAACATCATTCATTTTAAACACTGCGCTCACCTCTTAGATTTTCTGTAACATCATCTGTAATTCATTTCTCCACATCTGCTTTTCTTCCGGTGCTGCATCTGATGTCATTTCAGTAATATCCATCTGCATATCTCGCAAGTAATCTTTTCTTGCTTTTGCACGCTCTTTTTTATCTTCCTCTGAATTTCCATGATGGTTTTCTCTGGTCTCCATATAAGTACGTCTGGAAATACCGGCTTTTCCCTCTCTGGAATCCCTCGGATATGAACTATCTCCCATCATTCCGGTATCTGTATACATCCTTTTCAGGTCTTTCTTATCCATGTCTCTCATATGCTCTGTATCTTCGTAATCATCTGGGTACATGTGATAATATGGTGGTTCATCATATCCTCTTCGTTTTCCTCTGCCTTTCGGTGCAAATCTTCCATCAGCATAACGATACCGGTCGTAATATCTTCGGTCATCCCCATACTCTAAAAGCTTTTCCATGATGTCTGCTTCGTCCACTTCGTTCATTGCCTTAGTAATTGTGGCATAATACTCAGCTTCTGACAGATCCTTCATCATGTCAATCACTTCTCCCATTTCTTCTGTATTGACATTCTCAATCCCTTTTTCAATCTCACACAAGGATTTTTCAGCAAGGCATTCAAGCATTTTATGAATTCTTTCAATATGCATATACTAGGCCTCCCTTACTACAATTAAATTACTGTTTTGAACCTCGATAGACTGTCCAGATGTATTCTGAACCGCTATTGTGCTGCAGCATCCACAAGGAACATCCACATAAACCTGTGCAGATACATTGAATAAGTTTTCTGCTGCCGCAGGTGTCACGATCATTTTTGTAGACTGTAATGGTTCTCCATCAATTGCGATTGCAAGAGAAATAGCTTCCACCGTTCCACCGGTTGGGATCTGGATATTTCCACTATAAGATACAAGGAATCTGGCTTTGCACTGGTTTGTGATTCCCCTTAACTTAACTACTCCGCTTCCCTGTCTGTGAACGATGCATTTTGTTCCGCAAACCGGTGTCTCAGTAAATGAGACATCTTCTCCTTGCAGGACAGTCTGTAAAGCATTGGCTGTAAATTCTGACATAATATTTTCCTCTCTTTCAAAAATATAAGGGCAAACATTGAAGTCTGCCCTTTGTGTTTAAGTAATACTGCTATGCAGACATAATCTTGTCGATTAAGATACTTTAATTATTCAGTTGTAATTAACATCCACATCCATTGTTACAACCGCATCCATACGGAATGTATGTGTTCGGGTTTGGCACCTGGTATGCTGGGATTGGTGATGGATTAACAGCATTGATAATATGATTTGTCTGTGCTGTCATAGCGGTAGTCAGAAGTGCATTCTGTCTATCCTGTGATGCTGCAAGTCTCAAATCATTATTTTCTGCCTGCAACGTTGCGATCTTATCCTGGCATAAGTAGTCAAGTATCGCTCTTGTTCCGGCATTCTGGCTGTCGATAATATCTCTCGTGTTGTTGTTCATGGTGTTCTGTAATGCGCAAGTGTTCTGCGCCATGTTGAAGTTTATACCCTGGATAGCTTCACGAGTTTCGCAGCAACAATTTGCAAGCTGAGACTGAATAGCATTTGCATTCTGCATTCCTGCTACTGTGTCCGCATTAATTGCCTGCTGAATGCTGTTAAATCCTGTCAGCATTCCGTTGTTTACTGCATAAAAGCCATCACAAAGACCGTTTGTAATGCCATCAAGTTTACTTATGACTGCTGAATTGTCAAATCCTCTCTGGATATCAGCCTGTGTAGCCGCAGTTGCGGTATAACCGCCACCACCATTACCACCGAATCCATAACCGCCCCATCCACCGAATAAGGCAAAGAGGATAATGAGAACCCACCAACCACCATCGCCCCATGCACCATCATTACGGTTTCCACCAGTAACGGCGGCAATGTCCGCTAAACTTGGAGATGAATTAAACATATGTGTTCCTCCTAATAAAATTTATTTATACATAATCTTGCAAGAATAGTATCAATGTTTAAACTGGCTCATGATTTCTTCCGGGTTTAGACCTTTTTCTTTGCACAAATTTCTGGCAAGCTGTTCCAGCCCTTTACTGTCTCCACGGTTCATCATGTCGAATGTATTTTTCATGATCGGATTATTTGAAAATTGAGAGTTGCTCATCATTTGACTTAATATCATCTTAGGGTTTCCACCGCACTGGATCATCTGCATTAAATTCATTCAGAATCGCTCTCTTTCTTTGCTCTGGTAGTCCTCTGGGACTGAGTTATTTTAGCTTCTATCTGGTCTAATCGCTCCATTATCGGGGCAAACAATGTTACCGTGTCTTCTTTCGGTAATTCGTTCTGTTTTCCGTCTATCTTCGGTTTATATGTAACTGTCTGAATAAGTCCATTAGCACTCCACGATTTTATATAAACTTCTGATCCATCTGCTTTCGGGAAAATGGCAAATGGTGCATTCATGGGAACGTCATTCGCTGTGACTTCCTCAACAGAATTAACCATTCTTCCACAAAGTCCAGCTTGTTGCGGCATGATCTGTTGTGGGAATTGCTGTTGAATCTGTTGTGGTTGTTGATATTGAGGATAAGAATACTGGTTATATCTCTGATACTCGTACATAATAAACCTCTCTTTCTATCTTCATTTTATTATGAACAGCACAATTGAACCACCCCAGTAAAACCCCATTAAAAGGACACAAAAAAGACACCCTTAACGGATGCCTTTAATGAGGAGAAAGTTATGTGAAATGTTTTCCTGTTACTTTAAGAATTTTATGTTGCATTTTTACGTTGATACGTCCTGCTGTCTTCGTTGAAACATGCATAATTTCTGCACATTCTTCAAGAGACTTTTCTTTCTTCCGTAAATCAAAGAGCATTTCTTCTGTCGGTGTGAAATCACACAATTCTTTTATATGCTCTTTTTCTTCTTTGGTAAAGCACGTAACAATGTTTTTCATTTGCTTTACCTCATTTGGGGAGTTTCCGGCTATGACGGTGAGTTGTTGTCTCGCTTGAGTTCCACTGCATTAATTAAAGAAAGGTGGATAACCAAGTATGTATGGTTAACACATTATTATAATAACATATTATTCCATTTTCGTTGTACCATTTTTTTCAATTTTATTTTCATAAGCCGTTGCTCGTCCATTTGCAATCGCAGACTGTTTTTTATTAAATCCAGAAACTTTCGTTCTATCGCCTTGCAATTGAAGATCGTTATTCTTACAGAATAATTGAAGCCTTTTATTCTGCATTCGCAGTTTATATGTCAGTTTATCATATTGAGGTTGCAAGATCTCTTTTACATCTGTTTCGGCAATCATATCAAGTTCCTGTTTCTTGGTCATAATTTCACGCTTTGTTTTACGAATTTCTCTTTCAAGTAATCTCTGCTTCTGCTGCAAATCATAAAGTTTTTGGCTTTCATCTGCATTTATATTCACATTTCCGTTTTCATCAAGGTACTTATTTACCATGTCTTTCCGCCACGGGCCATGTGAATGTCTGCAATTGTATCCGTGAAGTCCTAAGAGATTTACAACAGTTCCCGTTCCGGTTTTAGGGTCTATGGTATAACCTGTGCTTTCAAGAAGATTCGGAAATCCTGGTTCGCTCCCAATTATTTTATATGCTTTTCCTTGCCAGTGATCGTGAGATGAAATCCCTGTTGGATTCTTTTTATCATATCTGGCGCCTGGATGCGCTGATACTAGAACATACTCTATTTTATATTGCGCAATATAAATGTTCGTCACTTGTGCCGCAGTCTGATTCATCGATGTGACTATGCAACACCTCACTGCCGCTTCAAGAGAACGCTTCGTTCCGGTAGGGTATTCTACCATAACACCAGATTCTGCATATCTGTCCAGAACCTCGCAGACTGCGCTACTGTAAGACTGCATTCCAGATGCAACTCTATAATCAACCTCATTCAGCATATTGAGCAAGTCTTTCTGTGTCTGGTTAATGGTTGTCTTTGTCAAATTATCAAGTTCACCAGATGTCTTTATTAACTCTGCATTCATTGCCAGAATTGCCATATTATTTTTTAGCGGAGATATAATATCGGATGCTGATATCTGTGTTAAGACTTCCTTATCATCTGAGAATGATGTCATAACACTATCCCTTAATAATCTGCGAACCTCATTTCTTGATTTTCCAGATATTTCAGATATTCTTTTTACGATTTCCGCATTATGCAATCCCATCTGTTGGAGCTTCCACAGTTCTCGATCAGCTGTTCCTGACAATTCACCGGATTTTATCAATCGTGTTGCAATGTCTGATATAATCCAATTTTCAAGATCTTGATACATTTCAACCAGTTTATCAGTTTTTCCGTAAAAATAATCCGGTCTAAGCATTATCCTTTCCCAACCTCTCTTTTAACAAGATCAATCCACTGCTTACCGTGATTTTCTTTTGCAGTTTCAAACCATTGTTTACCTGTTCCAGGTGTGTGATATTTTAATTCTGTGCCTGTCGGATACTTCTTTTCTCCACGGTTTGCCCATGATCTACCGTCCTCAGTTAAATAAAGCTCGCCTACATACTGATAATGCGCATAGGGTGTATCTACTGTAATTAATCCGGGTTCTTTTATCTGCGTCTTGTTTCTCAAATCGCCCTGCTGCATAGGTGTGTATTTTCTCATGTCATTTACAACCTGTTCATCAAGAACATTCTGCGCATTTCTCAAATTTTCATCTATTCTTTTAGTGTCAAGCTTAATATTAAAGCTTCCAATGACTTTATTATATTTTATATTAACGCATCCCTTTCTATTACTTATCTAAATAAAACTTAATTGTCTCTATCACAGTCTTTTCCTGCAACTTTACCTGAACCATCTCCGGCGGTTCAGGTTCAGGGATAATATATCCACCTTTTATAATACCATTTATAGAAAGTTTCGGTATCCCTTGAATTATTTTACTCCTCTCCAAATAGACCACCGCTGTTCCTTTCCGCATCTTCCTGCGCTCTCTCTGCAAACATGGCATCTACTTCATCATCATTAAATCCCTCGTATTCCTTAAGGTATTTACGCTTAGAATAAATACCTTGAATCATTAAATTATATGCTCTTGATCTGTCCTGTTCGAAGCTCGCAAGCAAATCTTTAAAATAAAATATATCTTCGTCCGGTACATCATCATCCAGTGCATCCACATAGCCGGCAGGGATTCCGTAAAGGTCGCAGAATACATTGATTGCATAAATAAGATTTTTCAACGCTGTTTTTATGCTTTTCCGAATATCGTTAATCGTCTCTACAGTCTCATTATCGTCACTTTCAACCTGTGTTGCTGTCAATTTTCCAGACTTTCTATCGAGGATAAACTGCCCCTGTGAGAATCCGCATTTTGTCGAGATCATAGATAGAACGCTGTTAATGTCTGTGATTCTGTCAGAAGTAAGCATGGTCGAAACGTGTTCATCAATCGTACTTTTTGAATCAAGCCCCAATTTCAAGCCTTTAACGAACCGAGGAAGCTCTACTGTTGAGACACGCGCACCACCTTTTCCCTGTTTTGTCAGCGCATTCTCATCAATAAAAGTAATGTGCTGAGAATCCTCAACCTCATTTCCTTTTTTACTCCAGGCTATATCGAGATCTCTAAGCTCCATAAGTGCATTTGAGAAAATCGACACACCTTCCGGAGATGAGTAATCGATTGTATTATTGAATGGAGTTTTTAAATAGGCAAACAGCGGCTTTTCTACGTTCATAATATGAACGGCTTCCTCAATTGAAGACCACTCTGGAACGTCATGCAGTTCTATCTTTTTTCCAAGTGAGTTACTGCTGTTTGACTTGAACGCTCTGTTCTGGATCTCGTACACGTTCATCTCTTCGCCTTCTTTACTTTTTGAGGTCGTGAAATGATGGTATTCAAGTCTGTAATAATACACTTTATCTTTTACAATTCGATTAATAAAAATGCATCCTCTGATATCTCCGTTGTTTGTCTTTTCTGTAATTGCGAAATCCCACGGCATAATATAATCGATCATGTTGTCTTTGTTCATTGAGCCGTTCGGCTTTAAGATGATCCCACCAACTCCTAGCATATCTTCTACTTTGTCTCTGATAGAAGTGTCAACCATTGCCCTGATGCACTTATTAATAAAATCTGCTCTTTCTGAACCTGTTATGCTAACTGATAAATCCATGCAAGATTTCTTTGCTGTGTACTGGCAGAGAAATTTTGCAAAATTGATTGTACGGATGTCATTGTTTTTCGGATCCACCCAGAAAGGGCTTCCCTTAATGATGTCGTTCCATCTCTGCTGTGAGTTCTCGATCTCCGGAGAAGTAATAAACTCGACATTAAATTCTTTCTCAGCATCTGTTCTAAAAAACTTCATGATCGTCTCCCTTATTTTTTCAAAAAAATTCATTTTTTAATCCTCATAATCGTCGCTGTCTTCTTCCTCATCATCATAAAGACCGTCATTCCTTCGGCTGGTCATGATGATCCTGTTCAGTGCATAAATGTTAGCCATGATCGTATCCTCTTCTAAAGTTGGGTATGCATCTGAAAATGAACCATCTGGGAGCTGCTCATGTTCTGCCTTTTTAAACTCGCTTTCGGTGTTCGGGCAACGCTCCGGATCAATCACGATCTTATTACATCGCTGAAGCCACTCCCAACAGTAATCCCTTCCTTTTCCGCTTCCCCATCTTTTCTTTGCACCGATCGCATTGAATCCCCAGTCCTGCATCTCTGCTATTCCGTCCGGTCTGGCTGAATCGCATATAATTTCTACATTCATAAACTTCTTTATCTTTCTGGCAAAGGTAGAGTTTTTACATTTTTTAGAATAAACCTCGCCAAAAATATAAAGAGTATCCGTCTCGTAATCATAATAGTTCTGGCAAAATACCTGTGGGTGTGTGTATCCGAAGTCCAAGCCGTGGTTCACTGTATCAAATGTCATTAACTCTTCATCCGATATTTTTCGGATTTCTAAATTGTCGAAGATGCCGCCGCCTGTTCCAGTGACTTCGCCTAAGTAGTTGTTTTTATAATATAATGGTTTGTGAATCCTGAACCACTCCGCACGCTCGAAGAATCGCTTCCCTAACCATTTTACCGGGACATTATAATAATAGCTGTGGCAGATCCGTGTCTGTGGCTTATTTTTACACTCTTCTGTGTACTCATTCATAAAGTTGTTTTTTGACTTCGGAGGATTGAAAATTTTTATGTCAAGTGCTGGTGTATCTGCTCGCAGGAAAGTATCTTCAATGTTATCCATCTGCTCCACACCTGCCATCTCGTCGCACTCTTCATGGATCAGCATCTTAACGTAGCCAAATGGCACATTAAACGATTTCAAGCTGATTGGCTTATCTGCTCCGGCAAACATGACCATCTGTCCGGTTGGTTTATAAACTGCACACATT